ACGGCGCGGCCGGTGCTGGATGGCGCGCGCGTGGAGCGGGACGCCGGCTTCGCGGGGTTCGTGCGGACGGGCGCGACGATCGAGACCAAGGCCTTCACCGGCGTGACCGGCGCCGAGGGCGGCTATGCGGTGCCCAAGGAGATCGACGCGCAGATCGACGCGGTGCTGAAGGCGGCGAGCCCGATCCGCGGCATCGCCAATGTCGTGCAGGTCGGCAGCGCGGGCTATCGCAAGCTCGTGACGACCGGGGGCACGCCGTCGGGCTGGGCGGCGGAGACCGATGCGCGGCCGGTGACGGCGAGCCCGGTCTTCGTCGAGATCGCGCCGCCGATGGGCGAATTGTACGCCAATCCGAGCGCGAGCCAGGCGATGCTGGATGACGCGCAGTTCGACGTCGAGCAATGGCTGGCGGGCGAGATCGCGGCGGAGTTCGCCAAGGCGGAGGGCGCAGCCTTCGTCAACGGGAGCGGGACCAGCCGGCCCAAGGGGTTTCTGCAGGCGCCGACCGCGAGCACGGCGGATGGCGCGAGGCCGTTCGGGACGCTGCAATATCTGGCGAGCGGCGCGGCGGGCGACTTCGCGAGCAATGCGGCGGAGCGGCTGATCGACCTGGTCCATGCGGTGCGCGCACCCTATCGGCAGGGCGCGAGCTTCGTGATGAACGCCACGACGCTGGCGCGCATCCGCAAGTTCAAGACCAGCGACGGCCAGTTCCTGTGGCAGCCGAGCCTGGTGGCGGGGCAGCCGGCGACGCTGCTCGGCTATCCGGTGGTCGAGGCGGAGGACATGCCCGACATCGCCGCCAACAGCCTGTCGATCGCGTTCGGCAATTTCCGCATGGGCTATCTGATCGCGGAACGGACCGAGACGCAGATCCTGCGCGACCCGTACACCAGCAAGCCGTTCACGACCTTCTACGCGACCAAGCGTGTCGGCGGCTGCGTCACCAACAGCGAGGCGATCAAGGTGATGAAGTTCGCCGCGAGCTGAGCTGCGGTCCTGCGCAAGCAGGATCGCAGACTCGGCGCGGCCGGGCGGCGGGTCGGCGCAAGCCGGCCCGTCCGACGGCTGCGACGCTTTCGGGTAGCAAGGGGACGGGCATGGGGATGCTGATGGGCGGGCCGGGCGTGGTGACGCTTGGCGCCGGGGATGCGAGCGCGGCGCTGGCGGCGGTGCGCGCGCAGTTGCGGGTGGAGACGAGTGGGGACGATGCGCTGATCCTCGCCTTCGCCGAGACGGCGCTGGGACTGGCGGAGCAGTTCGTCGGGCGGGCGCTGATCCGGCGCGAGATGGTGGCGGAGCTGCCGGCCGATCCGGGGTGGCAGGAGTTGCCCGCCGGGCCGGTGCGCGCGATCACCGCGGTCGCCGCCGGACGGCCGGCGGTGGTGCTGGCGGCGAGCGCTTATGCGGTCGACATCGACGCGGAGGCGCGGGGATGGGTACGCGCGCCGAACGCCGCGGGGCCGTTGGCGGTGACGTTCACGGCGGGCGAGGCGGCGAGCTGGGCCGGGCTGGCGCAGCCGATCCGGCAGGGCGTGGCACTGCTGGCGGCGCATCTGTTCTCCGACCGCGAGGGGAGGCACGCGCCGCCCGCGGCGGTGACGGCGCTGTGGCGGCCGTTCCGCGACACGCGGCTGACGACGGCGGCGCGGGCATGAAGCGCGCGGTGGAGCGTGCGGTGGCGCGGGCGAAGGCTCGGGTCGTCGCGAGATTGGCCGAGGTGCCCGGCATCGAGGCGCGCGAGGTGCCGGAAGGCGTGGCGATCACGGGGCGCGGGCTGGTGCGGCGGCTGCTGGGCGACGCGCGGCTGAGGCATGTCGCGGGGTGGTGGCGATGAGCGCGATCGCGGCGGTGCGCGCGGCGGCGCTGGCGCGGCTGCGCGGCGACGCGTCGGTCGCGGTCAATCGCGTGTGGGACGGCGCCGACCGGCGCGGGAGCGTGCCCTATGCCGTGCTGCGCGACGTGATCGCGAGCGATTGGGGCGTGAAGGATCGCGACGGGCGCGAGATCAGGGTCGGGGTGACGGTGCGCGACGAGGGCGAGAGCCCGGCGCGCGCGACGCAATTGGCGGATGCGGTCGAGGCGGCGCTGCTGACGCTGCCGCGCGAGTTCGGCGGCTGGCGCGTGGCGAGCGTGGTGCCGGTGCGCAGCGCGGTGCTGAGCGAGGCGCAGGGACGCTGGGCGGCGCTGGTCGACGTGCGAGTTCGGGTGATGGCCGTCTGACGACCGGATGGGCTTCGAGGGAGGAATTCATGGCGGTGGAGAAGGGAAGTGCGTTCCTGCTGAAGGTGGGGAACGGGGGCAGTCCGGTTGCCTACACGACGGTGGCGGGCCTCAGGACGACGCAATTGTCGGTGAACGGCGAGGCGGTGGCGATCACCCACAAGGATTCGGGCGGGTGGCGCGAATTGCTGTCGGGCGCGGGCGTGCGCAGCGTCAGCGTGTCGGCGGCGGGGGTGTTCACCGGATCGACCGCGGAAGCGCGGGTGCGCGGGTCGGCGCTGGCGGGGGCGCTGGACGATTATCGGCTGACCTTCGAGGGGGGCGAGACGATGACGGGCCGCTTCCTCGTCACGCGGCTCGACTATGCCGGGGATTATAACGGCGAGCGGTCCTACACGATCGCGCTGGAAAGCTCCGGGCAGGTGGTGAGCGCGTGAACGCCGATGCGAATGGGGCGCGGGGGGAAGCCGCGATCCGGGTGGCGGGCGAGATGCTGGTGCTGCGGCCGAGCTTCGCCGCGCTGGTGGCGGCGGAGGCGGAGCTGGGGCCGCTGTTCGCGCTGGTGGAGCGCGCGGCGGCGGGGAAGCTGTCGCTTGCCGAGACGGTGGGGCTGTTCTGGCATTGCCGCCATGATGCGGCGGAGGGGCTGACCCGCGAGATGCTGGGCGAGGCGGTGGTCGCGGGCGGCGTGGCGGCGGCGACGCCGGCGCTGCGCGCGTTGCTGCGGCAGGTGCTGGCGGGGCGGTGAGCGACCCGTCGTCATGCCGGGCCGGTCCCGGCATCCACGGTGACGCGGACCCATCGGCCGGCGAGGACGCGGGTCGGAGGACCCCGGCACGAGGCCGGGGTGACGACCTGTTCGCCGACGCTGCCGTGCGGCTGGCGGGGCTGGCGGGGGTGATGTTCGGGTGGGGGCCGGACGCGTTCTGGCGGGCGACGCCCGACGAGCTGGCCGCGCTGATGCGCGCGCTGTTGCCCGAGGAAGCGACGCCCCCCGACGCGGGACTGATCGCGCGATTGCAGGAGGCATATCCCGATGGATGAGGAGATCGAGCGGCTGGTGATCGGCGTGCGCGCCGACACCAGCGGGTTCGCGCGCGACGTGGAGGCGATGCGCGGCCAGTTGGAGGGGCCGCTGGCGCTGGGCGCGGAGCGCGCCGGGCGGCTGGTCGAGAATGCGCTCGTGCGCGCGGCGCGGCAGGGGAAGATCGGGTTCGACGACCTGCGCGCCGTGGCGATGGCGGCGCTGGCCGATATCGCCGGGGCGGCCATTCGCGCGGGGATCGGGAGCCTGGTCGGCGGCGGCGGCGGTGGCGGGTTGCTGGGCGGTCTGTTGGGGCTGCTGGGCGCGCCGGGCCGGGCGACCGGCGGGCCGGTGTCGCCGGGGCGGCCCTATTGGGTCGGCGAGCGCGGGCCCGAGCTGTTCGTGCCGACCACGAGCGGGAGCGTCGCCGCGGCGACCGCGCCGGCCGTGCGCGAGGTGCGGGTGGCGATCACCGTCAACGCGGGCGCTGGTGAAAGCGCGGCGGCGTTGCAGCGGTCGAGCCGGCAGGTCGCGCGGGCGGTGCGCCAGTCGCTGGCGGATGCGGGCTGAGGGGGGCGGATCATGGGCTTCTGGCTGGCGCCGACGCGTGCGGAGCAGGCGAACGGGTTCGTCTCGCGCTTCGACCCCGTTTACTGGACCGTCGATTTCCCGCGGCCGATGATGGCCTCGGTCGTCACGACCGCGCCGGATGCGTTGCGGGTCGATGCGGTCTTCTATCGCAAGGACGACCTTGCCGGGCTGATCTGGGACAGCGCGGATCGGCACGACCATCCGCTGCTGCGCTACGACACCGTGCGCGACTATCGCGACGTTCGCCTGTCGTTCCGCTGGCGGTCGGCGGGGGTGCTGCCGCTCGACGCGGTCCACGGCCCGGTGCTGACCATCGAAGGTCGCGATGCCGCCGGCGTGGCGCGGTCCTGGTACGTGCGGTTGTGGAACTATGCGCAGGGCACGCCGACCGATGCGCAGGTCACGATCGACTTCGCCGCCGTCGACGGCGGCTTCATGCTGCCGGGCGAGGCGGTGCCGGTGTGGGCGGGTGACATCGACCGGATGTTCGTGTCGCTGGTGGCGCCGGGCTACGATCCCGCTGGCGGCGCGCTGTCGGCTCCCGTGGAGGGCTGGGTCGAGCTGAGCGGCATCGCCTGCACCGGGGCGGGGGCGGTGATCGCGATCGGCGACGTCGTGACGCCGGAGCACGATCTGTCGATCGCGAACGGCTATGACGACATTTATCACCTGACGCCGGCGCGGGTGCTGCGCACCATGCTCCAGCTCGGCTATCGCGGCACGATCCTGCACTACGTGGGCATGAGCCACTATTTCCGGCTCGAGAGCGGAGGGAGCCAGGTCAGCCTGACCGGCGGCGCGCTCAACGTCGCCTGTGCGGCATGGCACCGCGACTTCGCGCGTCGGGCCAAGGCGCTCGGCTACGAGGTGATCTGGTCGCTGTCGTACGAACTGTTCGATGCGCATTGCTGGAACGACTGGAAGCAGCGCGCGGCGGACGGGAGCCCGGCGCTGACCGGCTGGGTGCCACCATCCACGCTGCTGTCGCCGACGCATGACGGGGCGATGGCCTATCTGAAGGCGGTGGCGCGCGCCTTCGTCGCGATCGGGAGCGCGGCGGGGCTGGCGCCGCGGTTCCAGGTCGGCGAGCCGTGGTGGTGGACGATGCCGGACGGGCGGCCGTGCCTGTACGATGCGAGCGCGGTGGCGGCGTTCGCGCCGGCGGCGATCCCGACGATGCGGACGGGCGCGATGAGTGCGGCGCAGACCGCGACGCTGGATCGGGCAGGTGCCGCGCTGTCGTCGTCGACCGCGGCGCTCGTCGCGGCCGTGAAGCAGGACCGGCCGGACTGCACCACCTATCTGCTCGCCTATTTGCCGACGGTGCTGGATCGCGCGGCGCCCGAGGCCAAGCGCATGAACCTGCCGGTCGGTTGGGCGGC